TTTTTAGGAGAGAATACATACTGGTTAAAGCTGTCGCTACTCGTTATTCTAAAAGTATAATAGTTAGTCAATAAATCTTCTGGAGTAGATGTAGTGGTAGAGTTTTTATTACTCTGTAATACCACCTTCTTCGGTTCCGTCGTTGATAAGTATATCATTTACTACTATTGTTTTTTTTTCTTCAGCCTCTTTTAACTCTTCTACCTCAAAAATTATATCTACTATATCTTTTAATCTTTTCTTTGATGCTTTTAATTCTTCTTTATCTGTTTCATCAAGTATAACCTCAAATAGTTCAGGATATAATTTATATAAATGAGGATATAAACCTTTATCTATAAACTTACCTATTACATCTGTATTAGTAAAAGGTTCATATATGTATGTTTCTTCAATATCTTTTCTTAACTTAAGTTCCATTTTCTTTACTTTAATTTACTATAATATACAATTAGCTCTCTTTTTCTAATTATTTTTGATAAACATTTGTTTTATCGGAATTGTTGTTGTATATTTGTTGTATAGAAAAAACATAAACCACTTAAAACTAAAAAAAATATGAAACAAAGAAACTTAAATCTCGCTATTTTGACTGAAAGTAATAACATTTTAGATTTTATAAAATCTATTCCAGCTGAAGATTTTGTTGGAATACATCAAGATAACTTTAAGGATTATTACCTAAGCGATCCTGAAATTGACCTCTCTCATTTAATAGAAGAGTTTGATATGTTAGATGTAATCCGTGAGAAATATCAGGATTTCTTTATGGAGAAAGGCGTTGATGAAACTTACAAATGGTTAAATCCTTCCTTAAATACTGACTGGAGCGAGTACCTTAAAACTGAAGATTTTCCTATGACTTATATTAACTATGAGTTATTCGGTACTGAAATTGAAGATGAAGATGAGTTAGAGGCTTGTTATGATATGTTTAATGATTTATACTACGAGGCTAATTCTGGTTATGGTTATTCTTCTTTTATGAAAGATTTATTATCTATGTATAACTACGAGTTAGTATAACAAAAAAAAGCCCCGTTGAGAGACGGGGCTAAAAAAAGGTGAATATATGAAACAAATATCCTTTTTTAATAAATCGGTAATTAAGCTGTAATTACCTGAAGAGCCGCTGAAGCCGCTACCTCAAATGCCGGAACTGGTTCTTTACCTGTAAAAGTAATAACCGCTCCGTTCATATCTCCGTAGGCTTTACCTACTCCTGGAGTTGAAGCTGAAACTCTAACTGGATTTTGCTTACCCATTAAAAAGTATTTACCTGTTTGAGTTTTAATAAGTATTCTCCACTTACCTTGACCTAAAATTAATATTTTATTTCTTAAAGAAGCGTTTAATTGATGAAGCGTGATGGTACAAGTGTCGGTATAGAACGATGTTCCGTTCTCAATACTGAACTCTCCATTTTCGGTAAATGAAGCTGTTTCTATTTCTTGTTGAAAAGTATAGAAAGAAACCGTAGCGCCTGAAAAAGTACCGATAATGTTATCTGTTCCTAAAGTATAACCTAAAGCGGAACCATTCCACTCTCCAATATATATCTCGGAAATACCGCCAACTCCATCTCTACAGCCTAATTGATATCCTGTTGTTAATAAACATGCCATGTTATTTTGTATAATTTTTTTTAGATTAAAGGAGGTAGATTTTCTCTACCTCCACTATAATCTTATATTTTCTTTTTGTAATTAAGCTGATTTAATTACTACATATTGAGGAAAAGCTACTTGAGCTCCTACTTTCAATTTAGCTCTAAAGTAAGTAATATTATCTCTAATATCATACCAGAATTGGAAACCATCTCCGTTTCTTGCTTCTCCAAATGAATCTGTACCAAAGTAAAGATTAGATGATGGAGTAAGAACCATAATATCTGTAGCGTTTAATCCACGAGTAGCTACTATTCTAACATTTGTATTAGTATAGTTATCTAAAACCCATGTATGAGATTTTTGACCTTCGTATTGAACGAAATAATTACCTTGACGAAGAGCGTTCATTAAAACTCTAAAGTTAGCGTGAGACATGAACAAAGTCAAATCTTCTGTACCTAATACATCATTAGGAACTTGAGCGATCATATTATCAACAACATTTAATGCTGTAGCTAATGTTAATGCTCCTGTAGCTGTAGCACCTACCGTTGAAGATGTAGCTGATGTATAAAGAAGAATATCTAATATACCTGAAGCTAATGCTAAATTACCTGAACCAGAACCAGGAATAAGTGCTCTTGATGATGGTGATGCTTTCCAGAACATATCCTCTACTAATTGACCGATTTTTTCTACTTTATTAGCTAAATAAAGTTGGTTGAATACTTCTGGAGCCATTTCGTTATACGAACCTTCTTTCGCTAACTGACCGATCCAGTATTGCTCAAACTCATCAACGCATACGCTTTCTTCTACTTTAATAGGAGAAACTGAAATGCTTCTTTGAGATAATGTTGTTGATCCAGCGGGGCTAATTGTTCCGCATCCACCAGCCGCAGCTGTTAGAGAGTTAGTCAAGATGTTAATGCTATCAGCATATTTAACTCCTGACTGAATAGAGATGTAGTCAAAAGTAGATCCTACTAAAACGCTCTCCTTTAATAATATACCTGATAACTGATCAGTATATTTTGTTAAATTACCTAAATTAAGTGTTGCCATGTTAATTTTATTTTATTTTTTATTTTTACTTTAATAGTAATTATCTACCTCTTCTCGCTTTTTCTCTAATAGACATGATATCTACAGATCCAAAGTTAGATTTTTTATCTTCTACCGACTTAAACTCCGACGGTTCAACAGAAATAGATGATGTTGATGGAAGAGCACCTACTTTAGAAAGTTCTTGTTCCATTTTGTTATTCATTTTACTCATTTCCTCTAACATAGCTTCGCATTTAGCTATACGAGCTGCTAAGGCTTTAACCTCTTCACTACCACCTTCTTTTTTAGTTTCTTCAGGGGTTTCTGCTTCGTTAGGGTCAGCTTCAGGATCCATCATAGGATCTTCTTTAGCCGCTACCACCTCTTCAGGTGCTTCTACCTCTGGTTGAGCATTAGCAATAGTTTCTACTTTACCAGCTGAAACTGAAATAGTTTCTCCTGAATCTAAAGTATAATCTCCGTCAGTTAAGGGTACATTATTACCATCTTGATCTATAACGAAAACTTCCGAACCTATAACTAACTCTTCATCCGGAGATGAGATCATTAAATCTCCAGCTTTAATTTCAGCGAACTTTACTTCGTTAGTCATTAAAGATTTCAATTGAGATTTAATATTTTCAATTAATTTAGCTTTATCCATTTTAATTTATTTGTTTTTTATATACTATAATAGATTATAGCATTACTTTTTTCTAAAATTGTAGAAAAGATTTAATTAGAAAGAACCGCCTCTACTCATAGAAACATTACCTTTAACTAAATACTCATATACAGCGGCACCTACAGAAGGAAACTTTCCTACCTCCCACTCGCCGAATTCATTACTACCAGAGGTAATACAAGCCGCATCGCCTTCTAATACTTTCTTAAATAAAGAAGCACTAACATCGGTATAAGTATAATACTCTCCGTCATTAAATCTAATAACTAACTTTTCTTCTTCCTCAAAATATTTCATACGATCTACATTAGCGCTGTCGGTAATAAATACTTGACTAAACAATTGAATTAAATCTTCTTCAGTTAAGTCATCAATAGAAGCTTCTCTACTTAATGAGATTAGCTGCTGACCTAATAAACCTTCAATACTAAATCCGAACTTACTATTACCTTTAACCTCTGTATTCCAAAAGTTTTTATCCTCAATTTTAACCATTATCATATAAGTTCCTACAGGTACCTCAATACCATACTTTCTTGACTTATCATATACCTCATCTTCAACGATCCAATCTTCCATAATGAAAGCATCTACCATCTGGTTAGAGTGATCTACATTAATCTTTCTATTAGAACCATATTTGTTGAACTTTTCTACCATTTTCTCAATAGTTTCTTTAGAAAACATAACATAGTATTCTCCGAACTTATCATCTTCACGATATATTCTCATACCTGGTATTAAAGCCGGGCCTACTATAATTTGTTTCTCTCCGTCAGCTTCCTTAAATGATAAAAATGACTTTTCTTCGTTGAAAGTCATACCTTTCATTACAATAGCCGGATCTTCTACTAATGATATTAAAGATATACCTGTTTCATCATCATCTTCAACAACGATTTCATAAACCGGTAGCTTACTCTTATCTAATTTTTTTAATTTACCTTTCATATTGTATATTTATTTTTACTTATAGTATAGATCTACTTTCTATTACAGAAACTCTTTGTTGAACTCCTGTTATATCTCCTTCGGAAACATATACCTTAATAGGTTTTTGACCTCCAGGCATTCCGTTAGCTACTCCTTGACCTAATCCGAAGAACTGATTAGGCTGAAAGTTAGAACCTCCACCACCAGTTCCATCTCCACCAGCACCACCACCTTCAGGTGGAGTAGGTACCGTCAAAGCTGGAGGAGTTCCTTCCTGAAACTTTGAGGCGGCTATTTTAGCTATGTTAGCGGCTGATGTAATACCAGCGAATACTAATGAAGCTATACCAGCCGGGTTAGGAATAGGCCCTATAGCTATAGGCGCCATGGATAATGATGTTGTAATAGCCTTAAATCCGTCAATAATCGCTCCTGATAATTGTAAAGCTTTATTTGTATTAAACATCTTTTTAGCTAAAGCCTGTTCCATCTTGAACTTTTCAGCATTAGCCTTATCATATTCTTTAGTACCTTTATCTAAACCTTTCATCATCGCCGTAGTTTCCTTATTCAGGTTTCTTTGTTTCCAGGCGAAAGCCGCGTCGCTTATTTGACCTACAGCATCTAATCCTTTTTGAGCGTATTCAGCGGCTACGGCGAATTCCTCATATTTTAAGGCTCTAATTTGTTCCGACGCTTCTCTTTCTAAACGGATTTTATTTTCTAAATATTGTTTTTCAATTAACTCTTTTTGATTTACGGTTAAGGTAGTATCTTCTAAAGCTATAATAGCATTAGTAGCTAACTCGTCTGTCTGTAAATCTCTCATTTCCTCAAGAAACTTCTTCCTACTCTCAAAAGTGCTTAATCCGTCAGCTACCTCTTTATCATTTTTCATTTGTAATGATAATATAGCTAACTGGTTTTTAGCCTGTAAATCCTCATTATCTTTTTGACGAAATATAGATATTAAAGCATTAGAGTCAGCTTCATATTTAGTTCTAATCTCGGCGGCTTTAATAGCAAAAGCTTCTTTATCTTGAGCGTTCTTTTCTAAATCGGCTAACTCTGTATTAAGAGCTTCTCTATTAAGCTTTATCTTTTCTTCTAATTGTTGAGTGGTAATAAACTCTCCATCGGAAGCTTCTTTCTTTAAGAAATCTTTTTCAGCGTTCTTAATAGATTTTAAGTTCTCAAATTGAGTTTTATCAAAATCTACTCCTAATTTAGCTATTTCATCATTATATTCAGCGGTAAGTATTTTTACCTCATCGTCATATTGAGCCTTCTTAATTTTCTTTTCGTCTAATTGACTTTTAAGCATTTTTAACTCAAAGGTATATTCTCTCGTAGCCGATTGTTCTACTACTTTTAACCTTTCAATACTATTTTCTTTAGTTTCAGCGATTAAAGCTTTGTTATGTAGTTGTAGTTTCTTAAACTCTTCATCTAATATTTTAGCTTTTCTGTCGGAGGTTTCTTTAGCCTTAACTACTCTTTGTTCCTGAGCCTGTTTATCAATTTTACCGCTTTCGCTTTTGTAGTATTTTTCTATTTCTATTTTAGCTTTTTCTAACTTTTCGGTATTTTGACCTAAACCTTCAGCCTGAATAATTAATAGTTCTATTTTTCTTAACTCTTCTTCTTTAGTTCTCTTTAATTCAGCTTTAGATCTTTCATTAGCGTCAGCTATATTCTTAATTTGCCATGAGCGTAGTATGTCGCCGCTTTGTTTATTAAGATTAATAATAGTTTTTTGTTTATTCTCTTCGTTAGCTATAATAGCGGCTGAGGTATCGCTATGACTTTTTATTCTTTCGTCATATTGTTTTTGTTCTTCTTCGGTGAATTCCTCGTTTTCATACATTAACTCTTGAAGTTTCTCAATCTCAAAGTCATTTGTAGCCTGTATTTTTCTTAACCTTTCATCTTCAATATCAAATTGAGATGTTTTAGTGCTTACATAATAACCTAATTTTTGTTCTAATAAAGCTATTTCTTCTTTAGTTAATCCTTCAAGTAGTTTTAAGTTATTCTTTTGAGTAGTAGCTGTAGCATCAGCTTCAGCTCTAATCTTTTCTCCATTTACTTTAGCTGAAGCCGCCGCTTCTTCTTGAGCGTATGATGTTAAACCTAATGCGTCAGTTAAGGCGTGAAAGGCATCTACTACAGCACCTACAACGGCTTTAATAGCATCTAATATAGGCTTTAATAAACCTAACATATCTAATAACTTAATAATACCAATAACAATTAAAGTAATAGCCGCCGCTAATAAGAATATAGGATTAGTTAAAAGAGCTTTTCCTACTGATAAGAAAGTAGAACCTAAAGATTTAACTCCTTCCATTACTCCGCCTAAAGCACCTTTAATACCAGCGAAACCAGTCATCAATTTACCATCTACTACAGGAGTAAATGAGTTAATTAAACCTTCAGCACCGATTTTAGCCTTATCAAAATCCAGGTTCATTATTGAATCCTTTAATAAACCAAATGAACCAGTTAATCTTTCAACAGGAGTACCTTGTAATGTTCTGGTTTTATCGGCTATATCTTCAATACGATCTCTGGTTTCGGCTAATTTAGCTGAAGCCGCTGAAGAAGCCTGACTTAACTTATCAAATTGAGGGCCTGATGTTTCTCCTAACTCTTGTTGTAGAGTTTGGATTTCTAATAAAGATTTCTTTAACTGACCTAACGATTTAGCCGCCTCCGCTGAATTGACCGCGGCTTCAATTTTAACCTGTATTTCTTCTTTAGCCATGTTATTAGTTAATGTTTTATATAATATACTTTGAGTATATTTTTCTTAAAAGGCTTCTACTATTGAACTGAAATTATCAATAACCTCTTTACTAAAAGCCGTCATCTCAACATAAGTTTCGTCTCCTATTGTATGTAAAGCTGTATGACCTCCTTCACTTATCCATATACCAAAGGTTAATCCGTCGCTTTGACCTACCATACCTAATCCAGAGGCGAATATAGCCGCTGTGATATTTTCTTTTAATGTAGCTGTGTCGGAGCTACTAATCCATCGTGAATAATTATATACTTCCATAGTTTTAATTTTAATTTACAAAGGTGGTAGCATAACCAGTAGTTATGTTAGCATTATATACATTTGTAGAGTTAGTAATAGTTCCGTTATATACCAATATAGGATTAACTCCTGTAGTTAAATTAACATTAGTATTCAACAGAGGATTAGGAAAAGTTAATGAGGTAGTTGATGATGTACCAGTCAAAGTCGCTCTAAATGTAGGATCACCATATACATTACAATAAGTAAATGAATGACTACCGCCTGTAAAGTAAATAGTTGGTGCTAATGATGAAACTACATTTGTAGCATTAGTAAATACTGATCTCGGCATAGCTGAAAATGTACCACCTATTAATGATCCTGATCCAGAGAATATAACCGGGTTTCTACCTGTAGTATATAAAGCACCACTTTCATCTTTTAGAGAAAGGTAGTTAAAGTTTAGATTAGATGATAACTGAATACGAATATATGATAAGGCTGAGGCACCATTATCTCTTATCCATATGTTATTCCATACTACGCTCGCTGATCCAACATCTAATATAGTCGGATTGGTCTGTACCTGGTTATTCCAACTAATTTGTATATTTTTATCTCCTAATATTGTTCCTTGTTGATAATATAGTTTAGGGTTATTAGTATTTCCTGACCCTGAACTCCATAAACTTATATAACCAGGAATACTTGTTGTACCAGATATAGTAAAATTACCTGGAGTATTTATATAAATAGCATTTTGTATAGCCGCCTGTGGTAGTATATTTTCATAATAACCATTAGTACCATTAAATACTATATTTGTTGTACCTTGTAAGTTTCCATATGAACCACCTCCACTACCAGATGTTCTTACATTACTTACATATAAATTATTACCGTTAATAGTAGGGTTAGTATTACCCATGACGACTAAAAGGTTAGTAATAGTAAAGTTATCAGCTAAAGTTTTTGTTGTATTTGTTCCTGTTATTTGTAGCCATGGTATAACCTTACCATTACTCCTCATAGTTATTGTATTTCCACTTAAAATTATATAAGCTACTCCAGATATAGTCATACCTGAACCAAAAATAGTAGAGTTTCCTGTACCACCAGAGGTAAAAGTATTAGTCATAGTTAAAGTATTTACATAATAAGTAAAGTCAAATCCAGCTACCGTTGAAGCTACATTTATAGTCAATTGACCTGAAGCCGTACCACCATATATGCTGTCGGTAGTTAGTGGAACTACTCCACCTACCCATGTACCAGTAGCATTAAAATCTCCTCCTGTATTTGATATAGTTATTACAGCCATGTATTACGATTTAGTTATTTTTATTGAGAGATTTACTCTTGTTAATGTTGAAATTGAATCTACATTAAATCCTACTACATCTCCGGCTGAAACAGCTGTATTACCCCACCCTGATATAGTATTATCTTGGTTTTTATTAGAAGAGGTTAAAGTAGGTTTAGAGGTACCGGCTATAGTATTAGCTACCGTTGGTAAAGCTCCAGCATAAGTCGTTTTCCATACATCAATAACAATTGAACCAGTAGTATTTCCAAATATACTCCATCCTGTAATGGTTCCTGAATAAGGAACCTGTATATAACCTTTAACTCCTGTAGTAATAGCTGAACCACCTCCGTCAATTGTAATACCAAATGAACCTAAAGCTGTTGGAGAAACTCCTGATGTACCTGAAGAACCATTTACTCCACTCGTACCTGAACTACCTGAAGAACCATTTACTCCACTCGTACCTGAACTACCTGAAGAACCATTTACTCCACTCGTACCTGATGTACCATTTACTCCTGATGTACCTGAAGAACCATTTACTCCACTCGTACCTGATGAACCTGTACCACCATTAATACCACTCGTACCTGATGAACCACTCGTACCTGAACTACCTGAAGAACCATTTACTCCATCAGTTCCGTTTATACCATTAGCTCCAGAGGTACCTGAAGAACCACTCGTTCCTGATGAACCAGCTGAACCGCCTCCGCCTCCTGTTATTGTAATACCATTTATTTTCATATACTATATATTATTTTAATCATTCTCTATCCATGTATTATCTGGAGAGAACCTAACTGAATATGGATAACTTTCATCATGTAAATAACCTACTATTCTAACAACATTATTACTACCAGGTGCTAAATTAGTAATAAATCCTTGACCTGATGACGAAGGAGCTATGTAAAGAGGCTGGCCTATAGCGAAACCTGTTTCAGGTCGTAAGAATACTCCAGGAGAATAAAAACCTCTTAATAATAAAGTAGTAGTGTCTTCTCCTGTAGTAGCATGAATAATAACTCCTAATTGAGAACCTCCTTCTTGAGTAGCGAACATATCATCCGAGGTAGCGACTAACCATTTACCATAAGCGTCTAAATAACCTACTTGACCTGAACTAACAGCGTTATTGGCTATACCTTCAATTGTTTCTCCTGTAAAAGAACCAGCTGTAATAGGAAAATCGGCTAACTTTAAGAACGAGGTAAATCCTGAACCTTGAACGGCTTGAGTATTATTGACGGTATCTACCATCCTTACTGAATCCGTAAATGTAGTTTTAGAAATTACCTCTAATGTAGGAGAGTTAATTATCGTAATATCTTTATTAATATAAAAAGTATTAGGAGCATTTAGAGAAACATCATCTCCTACAATATAAGAACCTGATGAGTTAGTACCTATAATAGCACGATTACCAAATAAGGAAACATTACCAGAAGCTACTGATGAACCTGTTCCTTGAATAAATACATCTGTTATAGATGAAAAGGTAATAGATGATATAGTATTACCATCTCCAATAACAAATATATTTTGAGAAACATCCGAGGTTTTAATAACATCAGCATCTACTACTAAATCCGAATATGGAGAAGGTATAGTATTATTACTACCAAATAAATTAGTATTTATGGTTCCTATTCCAATATTATTATTTTGACCTACTACTATACCATCTCCAGCGTGGTTATTATTACTACCAAATACGAACTTCGGTAAATTACTTGAACCTGGATTTATTATATTATTACTACCTACTACAACAGAGCTGTCGGTATTTTGATTTACGGTATTGTTATCACCAATAGTCATAGTATTAGCCGCACCAACATTATTATTTTGACCTACTATTAAACCTGAACCTATATTGTTTCTACCAGATATAATTGTACCTGAACCTAAAGGAGTATTACCAGTAGTAGTTAGAACTCCACCAACTCTCGTATAGGGTCTTAATTGTTGAGTATTTGATAAACCAATATTACTCGGATTACTAATATTAACAAAAGTTCTGGTATTTCTCGGTATAGTAATGTATTGAGATTTAATTAATTCTATTTTGACTAAAGCTTCTTTAGTAGGATCGTAGTTAGTTATCTTATTAACTTTGTAATACTGATCTCTAATATAAATGTTATCATTAAATCTAAAGTCGGCTATATCAAAAGGAGTTAAATAAAACTCGGCTGTAATAATACGGCTATCTCTGTCGGATAACTCATTAATAAAGTTCTCATAATAGATATTAAATAAGTTATTATTAGTAGTTGGAAATCCACTTTGAGGATAATATAATCCTAATGTTTGACCGAAATTAATATCATATGAAGGAAATTGAGGATCGTCTAAATGACCTAAATAAGGATAAGCTCTAAACTTCGTGCCCTCAAAGCTCCAGGTAGAAAAGTCATCTACTCCTAACATACCATCTAAAGGATAACAGGTACCACCTACAGCGGCTCCTGAACCAACAGAAGAGAAAGGTATATCAATAACAATAGTTCTTGTATTAACAATTTCTACTACTCTAAAATTAGCCTGTAGCATAGGTTTAAGAGCACCTCCGTCATTTTGAGCTACTCTAATATAATCTCCTACCTTAAAGTTATGTAAAGCATTACCAAATCCTAAAGAGGTTAGTTTAATATAAGCATTATAGAAACCAGGAGAACTATTAAATTGATAGTCGCCATATACCCATGATAATTTAGTAGATGAATACTTACGAGTTAATATTCTAATGTTAGAATCTGTTTTACTCGCCGCTCCACCAGTTTCAGCTTTAATAATTTTAGGTATAATAATTTGACTATAAGCCGTTGAGTTAGGAACCTTTACAGCTACAATAGGAGTAGGCGAGAATATAACCTCTATTTTCTTTTCTCCAGATGTAAAGTCGTTATCAATATAATAGTTGTACTCACCATAAGTAATACCACC